AGTCCTCCGCCGCCTGAATGAGGTGGAGATTGCCCCGGCGGATTTCGCTGGGGTTCGTGGTGTTCAGGCACTGGTTAAAGACGCGGTCAAATCCGCAGTCGCAAAGATTAATCAAGCAGAGTTCGAGTGGCCGTTTAATGCGGCGGAGCATACAGACACACTGGCAGCAGGACAGGAAGAATACGCTTTTCCGCTGGACCTGAAGATCGTCGACTACAACAGTTTTCAGATACAAAAAGACGACAACCTCGGGGCAGACTTTAAGGGGCTGCGCTACCTTGATCGAGATGAGTGGTACGACCGCCACCGTGACGACGACTATTCGTCTGGTGCAGAAGGTCGTGGCATTCCCGACTACGTCTTTCCGTCTCACGGCTCCGGCTATGGCGTAAGCCCAGTGCCTGACGCGGCTTACACGATCAAGTTTCGGTATTTTCTGAACTTTTCAAATCTGACTGTGGCCAGTGATCTGACGCGCATTCCAAGCTCGTTTGACACGGTGTTGGTCGATGGCGCTCTTTATCACATGTACATGTTCAAGGATAACCCTGAGAGCGCAGGCGTGGCTTTTCAAGCCTTTGAGCGTGGCCTGAAAGACCTGCAGTCCATCTACATCAACAACTACGAATACATCCGAGACCACCGGGTTAACTTCGGCGGCGGTCGACGTCGTGGCCTTTATGACATTAGGAACCTGTAATGCCTGATCGTCTGGAGTCTTTCAAAGTCATTTGCCGGGGCGGGCTTAACTCAAACGAAAACAGCCTCGATCTTGCAGAAAATGATCCGGGAGCGGCTACTCGCTTGGTGAATTACGAGCCGTCACTATTTGGCGGCTATCGTCGTATCGAGGGCTTTGGGCCTTACGATACGGATTACCCTGAAGTCGATGACGGAAACGGCGTGGCTGAAGGAAAAGTCCTTTGTGTAGCCTTTTTTCGTAACGAAGATTTGGGCAATCCCTATGTAATTGCGGCCCGCAAGGACGTCGGCACTGACACTTATAGCTTTTGGAGGCACGTCCCGCTTGTAGGCTGGCAGAAGATGACCACCGGGGCGTCTCAGGCAACAACGGACGGCTCTCGGACAGTTGATAAAATCCGGCACGTTCAATTCGATTTTGGCGACGGGAATAAGATCGCTTTTGTCGACGGCGTTAACCCGGCCAAAATATTCGATGGTACAGACTGGTATGAATTGGACTCGGCTGGTGCCGGTACGTCGGCAGACCCCGGCGGCCCCCAGATAGTAGACGCACCCGAGCTAATCGACGTTTTTGAAAACCACCTCTTTATCGGCGGTGACCGGACATCAAAGTCTGTTGTCTGCCACAGCGCCCCAAATGACCCGTTCAACTTCACATCCGGGGCTGGCGCGGGCCAGCTCCCAGGGGGCTTCAACGTTGTCCAGTTCAAGCCGTTTCGCGACAACCTGTTCGTTTTTGGACCTAACGCGATCAAGAAGATTGCCCCTGAAATTCAGGCCGGGTTTGTGGTCGATCAGGTGACTGCAAATGTTGGCTGTATTGCCCGAGACAGCGTCCAAGAGATTGGTGGGGATCTGGTCTTTCTAGCTCCTGATGGTCTTCGCCCAGTGGCTGGCACCAGCCGGATTGGTGACGTTGAACTAGAAACTATCTCAAAACCTATTCAAGGCCGTCTTTTGGAGATTATTTCGGAAAACGACCTCAATACTCTGAATGGCGTCGTAGTCCGGTCAAAATCTCAGGTCAGGTACTTCATTGGAGATGACAGCAATGACACCATCGACAGTATCGGTCTGATAGGCGGTCTGACGAACCGGGGCGGGTCAATCGAATGGGAGTACGGCGATCTTCTAGGTATACGGGCTAGCTGTACCAGTTCTGAGTACATCGGTCGTGAGGAGTATGTCCTCCACGGAGATTACAACGGCAAAGTCTACCGCCAAGAGCAAGGTGTGAGCTTTGACGGTTCAGACATAGTCTCGATTTACTCTACACCGTTTCTTGACTTCGGCGATACTGAAGTCCGCAAAGTCCTCCACAAGATCAACACTTTTATTCGTGCTGAAGGACCATTCACGCTCAACCTTTCCCTCTCCTACGACTGGGGTGACCCCGACGTTGTTCGGCCAAATGCGTATCAGCAGGCTTCTACAGGCGCTCCAGTCGTCTTCGGGGGACGCAGCGTAACTTATGGCGGCGACAACGTACAGTACGGCGGCAGCTCGGTCCCCGTGATGCTGTCGGACCTTCAGGGATCAGGCCGATCCGCACGAGTCACATTCGTGACGCAAGGCCAAACCGAACCTCATTCCATCCAAGGGTTGGTATTCGAATTTTCTCTCGCAGGGAGACGCTAAATGGCTGGCTATACTCGCCAATCTGTCGCCGACATAATCAACGGCTTGGACGTCACTGCTCCGCCGCTTAATGCAGAATTTAACCAGATGGCTGCGGCCTTTGTAGGGGCTACTGGCCACTCCCACGATGGCTCGGACGGGAACGCTCCTAAGATCGACCTGACCACGTCTGTGGACGGCTTTCTGCCAGCAGAGCATGGCGGCGTAGGCGGCCAGAATAAGACCGATGCTACGACCAACCCCACGGTCACCAACGACGCTACACAAGGCTATGCACCCGGATCTCTGTGGCTGAACAACAGCACAGGTCGGGTGTTTCTGTGTGCCGGTAACACAGCCAATGCAGCAGTCTGGCGTGAAGTGGCTCAGATTACTGAAAACAACGTCTTCTTCCCGGAAACAAACGACAGCGTAGACCTCGGCACCACCGCCCTCCGCTTCCGTAACCTGTTCCTGTCTGGCGGCCTTACGATGGCTGGTGATCTGGACATGGGCGGGTCTTTGACGGTTACCGGGCCGATCAGCGCCAATGGCGGTGTGACGGGTAATCTCACCGGAAACGTCACCGGGGATCTGGCAGGCAACGTCACAGCCTCGTCCGGGACCAGCGCGTTTAATGACCTGACGGTCAACGGGCAGGCGGACTTCACGAACACCCAACTCCAGAACGTGAATGATCCGACGCTGTCGAACCATGCAGCGACGAAGAACTATGTCGATACGCAACTGAACAATCTGATCGGTGGCGCGCCGTCTACTCTGGACACCCTGAACGAGATTGCAGAGGCACTGAATGACGACGCCAATGCCTACGCCACCCTCGACGCTAAGATCGACACGAAGGTCAATAAAGCGGGCGACACGATGTCCGGCAATCTGGCTATGGGGGCCAACAGGGTCACCGGCCTCGCTACTCCGTCGGTCGGCACTGATGCGGTCAACCTGACCTATGTCACCAACTTGTTTGGGTCCACGTCATCGGCGGCAATTTCAGCCCAGTTGGCGGAGGACTACGCAGAGAAGGCAGAAGACAGCGAAGTCGAGACCGGCAAGTTCTCGGCAAAACACCACGCCGCAAAGGCGTCTGCGTCTGCCTCTGCAGCAGCCACCAGCGAAAGCAATGCTGCCACCAGTGCGGCCAGTGCCTCGACCAGCGAGACGAATGCAGCCAATAGCGCATCGTCGGCGTCTACCAGCGAGACAAACGCATCCAGTAGTGCAGCTGATGCACTAACATCAGAAAACAATGCCGCAACATCTGAACAAAATGCATCTGGTAGCGAGTCAGCAGCATCCACGTCAGAGCAAAACGCGCTTGCTTCTGAGCAAAACGCGGCAACATCTGAACAAAACGCACTAGTATCAGAGCAAAACGCGGCGAGCAGCGCGACAGACGCGCAGAGCGCACAGAACGCCGCTGAGAGTGCTTTTGACAGCTTTGACGACCGTTATCTTGGCAGCAAGACAACGGAACCGACCACTGACAACGATGGCGATCCTCTGCTTGAGGGTGCGATCTATTGGAGCAGCACAAACAACGCGTTGAGAATTTACGACGGGACTTCGTGGGTTGATGCGGCTTTTGACGCTCAAGGCTTCATGGTCGGCTCTAACAATTTGTCAGATGTCGATAATGTTGCTGCGTCTCGCACCAATCTTGATGTCTACTCAAAATCAGAGACGAACTCAAAGGCTGTAGCCTTCGCCATAATCTTCGGGAGTTAATCCATGGCCTTCAAAAATGACGTAAAAACGGCAACGGCTGGTGGGGCGGACGTAACCCTGTTCACCTGCCCTGCGGGCGCTGAAGCCTCTGTCCACACACTGTTTCTGGACGCGCAAGGCGGGAACGCGGAGGCCACCCTCAAGCTGACCCTACAGGCAACTGGGCAAACAGTTGTTTTCCTTGATGGCTACGCTCTGACGGATGACGGTCAGTTTACCTTCCCTAAGCCGATCAACATGACCGCTGGAGATAGCTTGTCGCTATCTGCGACGACTAGCGATGTCGTTGCCCTAGTGTCCGCTTTCCAAGACGGAGGAACAGGCACTACGGCCAGCTTCAATGTGCGTGGCGCTTACGACAACACGGCC